ATGCATCAACAAGAAGGCACGTTTGAAGCGGAAGACCTGGGATTCACCCAGATTCCGCATGAGCTTGCAGCTCAAATCCGAGAAAAAACCAACACCAAAGGACAAGCAAAAGTGATGCAGCAACTTTTGATGCTCACGCTTGGGAATCAAAAGACGAGTTGTTTAACTGACATTAGAACCCTAGCAAAAGATACTCGCATAGGGAAAAACACAGTGCATCGGGCACTTAAGGCTTTTTGTGGGGCTACTTGCTGTCGTTCCTGCAAAGGCAATCCTTAATAAGGAGGTGCTGAAATGACATTAGGGAATTATGCACAAACTCCTTTCTCGCAAGTCACAGAAATTGAGAGGATGGTGCTTTTAGAAAAGAGCACTGGCTATCAGCGAAGAACTCACAAGCTCGATGAAGTGATTGACCGCTTGGGTAAGACCAAAGTTCAAGGCAAGGTTTTAGAGAAACTCACCAGGTACACTCTGGGTGCCGATAAACTGACCTGCGCTATCTCTGTTCGAATGCTGGCTGAAAAAACAGGCTGTGGGAAAAACAATGTTTGTCGGGCGCTTCAAAGTTTCGCCAGTCGCAACATTATCCAATATGAGTTCAAATCCACGCAGCGAGGGATTCCTTCCATCGTTGAGTTGAAGTGGCTCGCTCCCTACCTTGAAGAGAACAGAAGAGCCAGAAGATCGAATGTGATCCAAGGAAACTTCCCAAAACACGACAAAAAAGCTCAGGAGCAATCCAAGAAGCAAGAACCTTCTCTAAAAACTGACAAATCAACTCAGGAGTCTCTCATGGGTCTCAACCTTGTACCCGATTCTAGTTTTATCGACTGTACTCAAAATCAAGAGTCCCCCTTTGTCCCCAAATTGGGGACCAAAGAAAGGGGATCTTATATAGATAATTTTTTAATAAATTTACAGTATTATAGCCTTAGTCCTAGCTATAGCTGTAGTCTTAATTATAGCTCTAATCCTCCCTTAGTCACTGTCGTCCCTGGTGAAGTTTTAGAAAATTCAGAGATAAAAGAATCTTTGGATCGACAAGGAAATTTTAATGCCTCTTATACGCACCCAGTCGTCAAAGAATCGACGAACGACGTTGAAGTCATGGGTAACTACCAGAGAAGCGACAAAGAGGCCTTAAAAGCCAATTGTGCGCAAATGAGCCCTTGTACCCGATTGAGGGATAAGGAAATTCCTAATTCTAATAGTATTAACTCAAGTATTCAGAAGCCTGAGAAGTATCAGACGCTGAGAAAACTTCTGGTGGAGCGTTGGAACGATCTCAAATCCACGGGGAGAGGATGGAAAATTAACCGAGAAAAAGAATTTTTCAGTCAAGTAAAAATCAAGTACCCGAATGACCTTAACCTGATTTACCTGACCTTGTTGAAATTTGAGAAAGAGGGGAAAGATTTTGGGAATTACCCCGTACCTGACCCACTGACAAAACTCAATTTGAAGTGGAGTGGGATTCGAGAAACAGCCGAGAAATTTTTTGGAGATCAAGCTCACAATTTATCTCTTCCGTTTGAACAGTACCAAGCCAAACAAAACCAGCGCCAAGAGCAGGTTCGAATCGTTTCTGAAATGAAAAGCAGCGCAAGATCAGCCATTCAAATCAACGAAGAAGTCAGTATGGACGATCAAGTGCGTGCCTTCGAAGAAAGATACCCAGGAGACGCAAAGTTAGATGCAATTCGAAAATGGTCGGGAGGTTTTTTCAAAAACCTAGAACTGCGTTCCGCACTGGTTGCTGCTGCAGGTTGTTGGTTTATCTCAGACGAGAGAAAAGCAGAGCTGGCAGAATTCAGGTCATGTGAGCCAATGGTTGTTCAACAAAAGAGTGAAACACCTCAAGACTTAGGTCACTCACGTCCAGAAGAACAAGACAATCCTTCTGACTTCATCCCTGAAGAAAATACACCACCGATAGAATTTTATGAAGAGTTTGAATCCTTGCCTGTCATGCCTCACTGGGACTCAGGAGGTCAGCTCGGGGATAGTTTTTCAAGGCTTGGAGTGGAGTTTTTAGAAAGAAAACCCTTGAGAAAATTAGCAATTATAAAAAACAACGAAAGGAATTTCCCATGAAAGAACTGACTGAGCAATTTTCGCTCACTTCGGAACAACTGCAACTCATCAAAGATGTGGTGGCCAAGAATGCAACGACAGACGAATTGAAACTCTTTCTTTATCGCTGCAAGGATCTGGGTCTCAATCCACTGAAGCCAGGTCAAATCCATTTTGTAAAATATGGAAACGGACCAGGATCGATTGTGGTTGGAATTGAAGGATTTCGAGCCAAGGCTCATAGCACAGGAAAAGTGGAAGGAATTAAGCGAGGAATCTTGCGGGATGCTTCAGGTCAATGCATTGGAGGTTGGGCTGAGGTACATCGAAAAGATTGGAAACTTCCAGCAAGAGAAGAAGTGGCATTGTCAGAATATCATACAGGGAAAAATCCTTGGACTCGCATGCCTGAAACGATGATTAAGAAGGTTGCTGAGGCAAGCGCTCTTCGTATGGCATTCCCAGATGAATTAGGGGGTGTCTACTCTCAGGAGGAAATGAACCAGGTTCCAGCGATTAAACAAGAGGAATATATCATTCCTGACGGATCTTTGGCTGGAATGACTTTGCAATCAGTACCCCGAGAGCGGTTAATCAAGTTCATCGAGAATGGACAAAAGGTAATCGAAACGCAGCCGGATAAAGAGCCCATGTGGTGGGGAAAGTTCATGAGTGAAGCTCAATCCTATCTTAAGTCCAGTTTAGACCAGGAGCAATCCGTATGAGTTTTCATCCATCGAGTTATCAACAAGCGGTATTTGATGAGATTCAAAATTCCAATCGAAATTTAGAAGTAGAAGCAGTAGCAGGGAGTGGAAAAACCACCACCCTAGTTCAGGCTTTGAATTACATTGATCCAGAAAAGACAGTGCTGTTTTTAGCGTTCAATAAGAGAATTGCCGAAGAATTGAGCAACAGGATACCTGAAAATGTGGATGCTCTCACTCTCAATAGTTACGGATTTAGGACTTTAAAGAAAATACTTCCATATCACATGAAGCTTTCAGCGTGGAAGTCGAGGACTGTGCTGGATGAATTTTTAAAAACCTATGATCCTGAGATCGGCAAATCTGTTCAAAAAGATCTTGCCGATTCCATTGTCAGGCTCGTTGCTTTAGCTAAAGCAGAGGGGATTGCGCCTCAAAAGGCAGGACTCATGGGGATCATGGAAGATACTCCGGACGCTTGGGAGAAAATCATAGACCATCATGATCTTGATTTTTACAGTGCAGAGCTTACAAATCTTGAGAGAGACCCAAAGTGGGAGGGAATTCAAATCGCAAGAGAAGTGCTACGCATGTCCGTGGAAAATCGAGAGTTGATTGACTTTGATGATCAGATTTATTTAACCGTTCTTCTGGGGCTCAACCCTCCCTCCTATGACTACATCTTTGTGGATGAAGCGCAGGACTTGTCTTCTATTCAGCGTGCATTGATTAAACGATCCGTGGGAGATACGGGGCGAGTTATTTTTGTGGGAGACTCAAGACAAAGTATTTATGGATTTCGTGGAGCAGATTCGCAGAGTATTAGCAAAATTATTGAGGAATTCAATTGTAAGACTCTGCCGCTTTCCATCTCCTATCGTTGTCCAAAAACAGTGGTGGAGCTTGCAAAACAATTTGTCCCTGAAATTGAGTCCTTTGAAGGGGCCGAAGAAGGGAAGATTACTCATTGTGAGACTTGGAATGAAAAACTACTGCAACCCAAGGACTATGTGATTTGTCGGTACAATGCGCCTTTAGTCAAAATAGCGTATCAGCTGATTGCATCTAAAATTCCAGTCGTGATTTTAGGTAGAAACATTGCTGCAACTCTCATTGCGATTATTAAAAAACTCAATGCATTTGATCTTGAAACTCTCTCAGCTAGGGTAGAAACCTGGAGAGAACAAGAGTGCAAAAAGTTACTGAGTAAGAACCCAGAAGCAAGCTTGGATGCAATTGATGACAAGGCAGATGCCATTCAAGCCTTCATTGAGATGTCAGGAGCAAAAACGATTGATCAGTTGATTTATGAAATTAAGAAACTCTTTTCAGATAAAGATGGTTTAATCACCTTGGCAACGGTTCATAAAGTGAAGGGACTGGAGGCGAATCGAGTTTTGATCTTAGAAACGAAGAGGAGACCCAGAGTGAATCAAAAGCAGTGGCAGCTTGAGGCAGAAAGAAATATTCAGTATGTAGCCATTACCAGAGCGAGGAAGGAACTCTATTTTCTGAACTATGCTGGATTTGGAGCTTGAGATGAGAAAAAAACTTGAGGCAGAGGAAATTAGCAACATTGATTGACATATGAGGTCTTATGAGTAACGCTAAGAAGAAACTTGCGAATCTGATTCGTAACTATCGATGTAAGGCTGGGATGAGTCAACTCTTCCTGTCTTATAGCACGGGATACACGACGAACTGTATTATTTCTCGTGTTGAAACGGGCGACTACACTCCTTCACCCGAAATTGCTTTTAAGCTGGGAAAAGTTCTTCAAATTCCAGACGAGGATCTTTTCAATGGACTCATTGAGATTGCAGCTGAGAATATTCGTGAAAAGATGAAGTCAGTGCAAATTCAATGAGAAACTATTTCATAATGATCGTTGTCTTTGAGGGTGCTGAAACTCCCACCCCAAATAATGGAGTAGCCCATTTTTTGACTCAACTCATTGAGCTTGAAATAAAAGCTAGGACAAAACACGGCCCTTCCATTTTGGATTTGAAACACATCTAAAGCCAGTGAGCAGGGTTTTCCGTTCTCCATGTGATTGTGTTTGGAGTGCGGGAAATGGGCTCTGGTCCTGCCCTCTTGAAAGGCGCTTTCCTGCTCCTCTTTGCTTCTCCAAGACCAGGCGATATGAAGATTCTGGAATTCTTTTCTAGCCTCTAAAAACCAATGGACAAGCCTCAAGTCGGCTGTTTTTAGCTTCTCTTCACACAAAGGACAAACAGGATCAGGGGTGTGGGTCATGGTGTTTTTCCTTATCCAGTGCATCTTCTACATAATCGATTCCTTCTGCGTTTGGCAATGAGTAGCGGAGCTTTTGCTCAAAGGACTCTGCAAGCTCATCTAGCTTCGCCTGAGCAGCTCTCATATGCTCCATCGCCTGCTCTTGGTCGTCATGACGGGTGTAATGCGCCTTCAGCAGGAGCAAGAAAATCTGAAGGACTACTAGAATTATGGCAGCCATGGCACGCGAGTCTTTTGAAAGGGAGAGACATAGACTCTTGCTCCGGTGGTCATTTTTACCGTCTGTCCTGTTGGGGCTTTCCACGTCCATACATAATTTTCATCCTCTGAGGCTTCAATGAGGCTGGTGTAGTCTTTTCGAGTGACATGCATAAAAATATATCCATCAGAATAGGTTTTCAGCGTCTCTCCGCTGGGAGCTTTGTATTTGAGAGCGACGCTGATGGCATACAGTCCACGATCTGAGAGATCGAGTGTTTCTTTGTCGGTCAGATCGAACCAAGAGACTTTCGTAAAAGATTCCCCCGAGTGGATCTCCCCTTCAAAGGTGTTTCTGCCCTCCTCTTGAGGGATGAAGATTTTGAAGTGGACACAGGCACTTTCATCACACTGAATTTGAGGAGGAGCATGAATAAAAAGGAAGGACTCTTTTGTTTTTGTTCCCTCGGGGAGTCGGCAAGCGATATATCCAATTCCAATTGGGTTAACTCCACAGCCTGAAATCAATGTGGTTAGGTCGTTTGCGGCAACCGCATTTTGTGAATCCAAGACTTTCGGTGTATTGGTGCAAGCACAGCAGGTTAATCCAATGCCTAAAACAGTTATCCAGTGCATAGTATTTTTAGTCGTTTTTTTCAATCATTTTGGCGACTTCAGGTTGAGCTTTGAGTGCTTCACCTTTTAAAAACGACCGGATGAGGCCAAAAACTGAACTGGCTTTGATCTTTTTGTTTTCTCCTAAAAGTTCAGAGATAAGAAAAAGAATGGACATCATGATGCCTAAATTTTTCATAAAAAAATCAACCATATTTAGCTCCAAATCGTAAATGATTGTGTGCTCCTCGAAGTCTGGTTATAAATTGTAAGTTGAATTGAAAGTAGAGGAATCCATACTATAAATGATTAATATTACTTGTGTGTTAATAATTAGGTTGAAGGATGCAGAGGCTCATCAATTCTATGAGGAGGAGCTGTCACAAAAGGAGGTTGTTTTAACAGGGAGGATGCCAACTGAAATTCTCTTTGAGTTTCAGGAATGCGTGTTGGATTGAAGGTATGCGGGTCATTTTTTAGAAGATCCTCAAGAATCACTTTAGCTTGAGCATATGCAGGATAGGCTGTTCTCTCGCTCACGTCAATCAATGCATTTGCATAAGAAACGGCATTGCAAGCAAAATTCCGTGCATGATTGTAGGCTAGCTCCAAATACTCCAGAGCTTCTTTTGAAGATCGATCATGGGTAAGGATCTCCCCTTTCAGTCGATGAGGACCGTAACCTTCCAGTTGAATTCCTGGGGTGTGGGTACGAGTGGGCTTAAAAATGGCGTCATCAATCGAGTTGAAAAGCACTTCTTTCGTGGGTCTATCAAAGATGGGCGCAAGGTTGCTGCAATAAAGCCAGGATAGGGAATCTGCATAATAAAAATAAGCTTCAGAAAAAGCGTCGGAGATCGTGATCGCTTCTTTTGCGACGTCAGTGATTTTATAATAAAAACTTGAATTCGATTCCCGATTGGGAAGTGAGATCTGGTCCCATGCCATCCATCTCATTACCTGGCAAAGCAGGATCAAGATATCGTAGTTGAGAAGGGGGTCTTGGGCTTTTCCTTGAATTTCTTTTAGAGTTCTGTAAGCCATTTTTATGGGGTCATGATCGTGCATAGACCTGCGAGTCCAGGCGTCTTTTGCTAAGCTCAATTGAGATAAAAGTTCATCATCCATGTGTCACCTCTAAAAAACTTTGATTACCCAGTCCAGCGAGAATTTGTCTCACGTGTTCTTGATCCTTTTTAGTTTCAGGAATTCTGGAGATGTTAAATGTATTTGGATCTTCTTTTTCAAAATCCATGAGGAGTTGTTTTGACCTGGTTTTGTCTCCGCTTCTTCTGAGAACTTTCGAATAGGCTAAGATGTTTTCAGAGTGATTTTTAGCATGATTGTAAGCGTATTCGATGAGTTTCAAGGCTTCGCTGAGATTATCGTCAGTCATCAGACTATAGAGAAATTCAGTTTTTATTCGAGATGATCCATATCCGTCATACTCGATTCCTGGCTGATTTGTATGAGTCACTCTCATCATAACTTCATCCAAGAGTTGAAAAAGAAGATTTTTATTTTGAGGGTTTAGGTTGGGAGAGGGGCTGTTAAAAGTATAATTCAAATACATCCCCATGGCGTAATAGTAGTAGCCCTCAGCTAGGCTATCCTGACTCACCATGGCTGAGTTTGCTAAATCAATGAGTTCTGTTGCACAAGAGGCGTCAGCGCCAGTTGGGCCGTACTGGTATCTAAAGAAAATAATTTGGCACAATAAGATCTCTATGTCGTAATTCAAAATAGGATCGAGTGACTGACCACGAATACTATAGAGTAGTACATAGGCTTCATCGGATGGACTTACCTCTGTGGTGGTTCGATTGAGCCACAACTCGTAGGCTTGGTGATAAAGTTTTTCAATCTCCATGACTTTTTACCTCAGTCCAATACATAAAAGATTAATGCCTGAGCCGATCATTTTCGAATCAGGTGACCACGTTTTTAGGGTGAGATAGGAATTCGTTTGCCCCAGGATATTTGCGATAACCGGAGAGTCTTGAAAAGGAAGTGCGGTGATGGAGCAAATGGGGATAAGAGAAAACGTTTGATCTTTAAAATAAATATTAAGCAGTCCAGGGGACGCCCCCATCTGCTCTGCTTTGGTAATCCAATCTCCTTGTTGTCTGACGTTATAATTGCTCCCATTCCATTCTAGGGTGGCAGCTTCCAGTTTAGAAACTCCGGTTGTACTGTTCACGACGGAGCCTGAAAATACGGGAAGTGCCACGGATTGATTCAGAGGGCTCACCTCCCAGCTCATCCCCGCGCCTTTGATGGAGTTTTTCAAAACAAGTAAGCTTTCTTGAATTTGTCCCGAAGTTTGTTGGATGTACATGAGCTGGATTGTTTTTCTCTCATTCGCATTGGCATGAAAAGTGGAACACAAAGAAATCGAGCGTGCTTCAGACTGTGAGATTTCCCGATAAACTATATTTACCCCCAGGGTGAGAGGTTTCTCTGTCTCCGCCAATTTAAAAAGGGTCAGGCTGTTATTGGTTCCACTCATTTGAATGCTGTGAACAAAAGAGGTGCAAACCCGCAAATCACCGCTGGTGATCGGAATAAATGAAACTCCAGGATTCCCATCGCACTGTTTTGCACTTTTTTTCTCACAGGGGAGAGTGACGTCAATACTTCCTGGTGACTGAGTGAGGGTAGCATTTGAAATAGAGATTCCAGTCCAATCCAGTGGATTGACGGTGGAGGCTGAAAGCTGAGTATTGTCTCCACTCAACATTGCTTCAACTCTCCACCCCGTTTGAGTAGGGGTAAAGACTTTCTGAGCTTGAGAGGGGAAACGATACACCTGGAGGGTGAAACGGTTGCTGATGGGGGATAAGTCACACACTCCTGCGGCATCAAGAGCCGTGGTTTTGATTGAAAAAGTTTTGTCTTTCTTTTCAGCCAAAGTGAAATCCCCGTTTACAAAAATAGGAGAAGGTTTGAGTTGAAGTCTCCCTGAGTGGGTTTGATTGGCCACCGTTTCGCCAGTTTCATCGACCAGGCTTGCTGAACAAAAACTAGGTCCAGTATTCTTAGGATCAGGCTTTTTATCCACGAGAGATCCTTCTACAGCAATAGAGTAGATGCCTGGAGCCATCCCTTTGAATGTGATTTCAGGCGTCTTTTTCCCATTCCAGGCAGCCATGCCACTCAAAGTGGGGGGATCACAGTTTGTGTTTTCAGGAACAACACTACTTGTGCCATTGAACCGCCAAGTACAATTCTGAAAGTTGATGCTTGCGTAAAATCCTGGCTGATCAATCGTGTAGGAGTCTTCCGGTTCTCCTAAGTGTGCGCGGTCCAGTTCCAGAGTTCCATCTGAGACTAAAATTCTCATCTTGATTCTTTGAGACGTGGGACATCCAAAATAGGTTCTCGCTTCAAGAACCGCTGAGCTGGGCAGGAGGTTCTGTTCTGAAATAATCTCATCTTTCTCGTTGATGACTTGAAGCTTGGAAAGCCCACGTGAAGTATTTCGATAGAAAATCCGAGCAGCACAAGCATTTCCTTTGAGACCGTTTGGAATATCTAAAAATTCTGTTTCAAGATAAGCGGCAGAATCATCTTTGGAGATAAGTTTGAGTGAAGTCTTCGAGAAGATTCCATCAGACAGTTTTTGATCCGCATTGCTTGAACCTTTCCAGCCGGTGAGTCCAAGTCTAAAATCATGATTCTTAATCAGATTGAGTCTACTGTACTGATAGTTTTCTCCTAGGAGCAGTTCATGAGTGCCGTCGTTTGTGAATTTGAGCTTACCCTCTTTGGGATCAACGCTGATGCGAGGGGAAATCTCTTGTTTTCCAAATTGAATCACTTTAGGCTGATCATCTTCTTCACTGGTTCCAAAGGTAATTTTATTCCCAGCTTTCAGTTCAGCCAAGCACGTCGTTGAAACTAGGAGTAGAAAAAATGCAGCTTTCATCGGTCCCAAAGTAAGACAAGTGATGCTTAACTCCCATTTAAAAACCTACTCTAATTTATTAATATTAAGGATTCATTAAACTTCGATGAATCTCACTTGTGAAATTTTAGCAATTCCTGAATAGGAATCTCCCTCATGCCCAAGCTTGATGCAAGAGTACTTGAGTGTGCCATCCACTCCGAGGTCAAACGCAATGTCGTCGTCTCCACCGATTGTGCGAATGAGGGGAGTATGATCCCACCCTCCCGTTTTTCTCACAAAAGCTCCATCATAAAGAGAGATAAAGCGTTTGTCCCCAACTTGCCTTTCCACATAGCCCATGAAAAGAACAACACGAGTAGAGTCTTGAATCTCCAGCTTGACTTGAGTATCTACGAATGCTTTATCTGTTCCATTTTTCATATTGAAAGCATCATACTCCACTCCATGAGTCGTGAAGCGTTTCATCGCGTCACTGAGTTGGTAGTTATTCGATGGATCGAGGGTCATTTTTTGTCTGAGGATGACATTGGCAATTTCATCTTGAATCATGTTGCACCAAGTATGATCCAGTCGGGTGGGGCGTTCCCCCACTTTTGGGTTGCCTGGCACAAATCTTCCGTCTTTACTTCCTTCTGTATCAATGAGTTTCATGTGGTTTCTCCGTAATAAATACTTTCGTGTGGGCAAGTTGCATGTGTTGGATCGCTTTCTTTAAATGAGCATCTAAATTTTCATACATAGGTTCTGTGCAATAGGACTCACAGTTGAGGTAATTGATGGGAAGATCTGCAGCTCTGATGAAGAAATGATGGATCCACTGCTGATCATAAAGAACACTTTCGCAAGAAAGTTCATCCATATCAGAGACTAGACATGGCTCGACCTCAAAGTCTTTAAAACCATAGGATTTGACAAAATCGATGTAGACACTTTTATCCTGCCCGCCTTGATAGAAAATTCTGCGAATGATCTCATCTTTTTTTGCTTGCACCGAAAGATCCCCTAAATCATAGATTCTACTCCAGTCCTCAAGTAAAATGCGGTTGATCCATTTCGGATCAAATTCACGCAAAAGTGCTTCAGTGTCGCTTTTGATCCTAGCAAATTCGTAAGCCAAGATTTTTAAGAAGGAATCGTTTTCTTGCTCAAAAAAAACACCTGGAGGTAAAAGGCTTTTGAGTTCTCCTAAAATGGTTTCCATTTTGCTCCTTGAAAGGTAGGCAGCGTGAATGGAGGCACTTCTTTGGTAATTCCCAATCCCGTGGAAAATTCTACTTCAAAACGCTTGATCCTTTTGTCCTCTCCTATTTTTGAATAAATTTGTGAAAGAAGCACTCTGCTGCCTGGGTCAGCCTTATTCAGAAATAACTCCTTGAGTCTGAGATCTGCATTTTGTTTAATATCTGTTTGATCAGGATCAATTTTAATGGCAATGTCAACGACTGATTCAGAAAGCTTGAAGACTTTCACCACTGCGGTGAGTGGGGCTTTGGCCCTGATCTGATTACAAACGTAAGACATCAGGGTGTCATCGGGGATGGGCTGGTGGATGTCACCCGTGATGAAATAAATAATGACTTCACCCACTGGGATAAGTTCTGTATTGATGTTGGAATAGATCCATGCTCGTGAGACACCAGGGATTTTTTCTACCCAAATTCGGTAATCATCTAAAGTACCTCCATTGGGTTCATGCCTGACCCGATCTAAGTACCTGGCGATGAGACTCGCATCGCTTTCTCCGTCTGAGCCGCCAGTCATACCCACACCCATCATCGAAACATTCGAATCAATCCCAGCCAGGGTGTTACTCATCACAAATGAATCGTCAGCTTTGGAATTGCCGATCACTCCAGGAGTCTCACAAATACAACTCACCGCTGCTTCCCCTTTGACAATCAGCGCATGAGCGGAAGTCAAATATCGCATTCCATCTCGGCTCCTGACAATGACAGTGCCTTTGGGGAGAATCATTCCATCATTGCCAGTGATCTTGATTTGTCCCCTGGCTTGAGATTTGTCTTTCCTAAAGATTCCCTTTTGTGAAGCAATCCGTTCTCTCGTCTCAGAGTCACACGTGTCAATCATGGCTTGCTTAGAGATCCACTCCAGGTATTGATAAAGTCCATAGCTTTGAGCTGCTTGGATGGCTGCCCAGATTTTGTAATGGGACTTATCCGGTATCGGTTTTCCATCGTTCAGTTCTCTTGCCATGTCCGTTAAAATACGATCATGGATTTCTTGAAGAGATGGCTTTTTAAAAGGCATAAAAAATAGGTCCTTTTGGAAATTCCATCTTAAATAAAATCGGTGTAGGATCATCTTTGAGATGAACCTTCACCTGAATAAGAAGAATTTGCCTAGAGATTTCACATTGAACAGCAATCTCGTCTGCGATTTCATCTTGAATCAGCCAATTAAGCGCCTCCATTGTGTAGAGCTTAGCTAGGTCCAGTGTTTCTGGACCTAACTTCCTGCGATGTAAAAGCCAAAGTTTTGATCCCATCTTGCTTGAATTTAAACAATCCCCCCACCATCCCCGCCGATAAGTCTCGTAAGAGGGGAGTTCGTGCTCGTCTGCTCTCCTATCCGTGAGTAGGCTCATGGAAACGGCTGTTTTTAAATCAAATATTTGCATAGCTTTATCCAGTAAATGCGCTCAACTCTTTTGCATCAGGAAAGTCTTGAGCAAACTTAACAGGACCTCCACCGTTACTGCCAGTCAAAGATGCAATTTGAATCTGTGTTATCAGTGTCTTGAGTGTACTAATCAACTCAGTACTGCCACTTAAGATTTCTATTTTTCCATCCTTGCCCAATACTATTTTTGAACTCCCGTAGGAAAGCTCCAGAGAGTTCTTTCTCAAATAGATAAAACTTTGATCTGAATTGTAAATGGCCACCTCACCTGGAGCGAGTTGAGAAAGTTTGTCTTTCTGTGCCAGATCTGCTGTACAAATCACAATGCCACTTCCTCTATTGCCCGATGGAAAAAGCATGACACATTTTGAATCTGGAGTCGGGACTGAGTAAAATCCGAATTCTTGAAATCTGGGTAGTTCTTGTACGTCATCTTCTCCTAGAAGGACTTGAAGCTTTTGATGTCCTTCTTTTATTGTGACTCGTTTTACTCGTCCTAAACGAATGATCTGATGCAATCGCGATTTGAGTGGACCCATCATTTTAGAAATCGTGTCAATCATGGGTTTCCTCCTCATGTACTTTTGCTAATTGTTGAAAGCGAAGGGTTTCGTCCGCTAAAAACGCATTTGCCGGTTGAAGCTCAAGCAGAGTTCTTTGAGCATTCATCACGCCCATCTCAAACGCGACTTCAGTGATGAGGTAGTCTTTGTTGATTCCGAGCCAATCACTCTTAAGACTGACCCACTCATTGATATTCCAAAGCTCATTGAGTCGTCTCCAGCCACTGAGTTCGACCGTAACTTTCTCTGATCTGCCTCGTCTGACTGCCTTTTCCCATTGGGCTCGTTTTTTAAGGAGGGTCGGAGTTCCTAATGCTTCTGCGACAATCATGAGGGGTCTGTGTCTTTTGATTTCAGGGTCTAGGATGTGAACTCTGAGCGGTAGCACATCACTTGCATCTGATTCTGAATCGTCTGGGTGATAGGGGGTACTTTCAACATAATACTGGGAGAATCGGGTGCTCCAGTCGCTTTGAGCATGCGCTGATAGAATATTCTGGCCTTGCACGAGTTTAAATCTAGGCTTGGACTGATTTTTAAAAGGAGTCGTTATGATCAAATTTCCTAAACCATCGCTGTGACAAATCAGACTACACAACCTTGCCGCGCGTTCGATAAATTCCCAAGCGGATTCTGAGCCTTCATGAAGAACGTGGTAGGGTAGGGTGGGATGTCCTGAAACCTCTAAAATAGGCTCAATATCAAATGGGGATAAAAGATCAGACACGAGTCCTAAGAGGTTTGTGTTTTTCCAGGACTTTTGTTTTAGCATGGCAGAGCTGTCGATGACATCCATCATTTTATCACGGCCTGCGATTGTGGTGACTCGAGAGGAACCATCAAAAGAACGTGAAACCTGATCGATGTATCCAGTAATGACAGGTTGATGACGGCCTGAGATTTCTCCAGAGAGATGGCCAGAGAGATTGATGGATACGCTGCAGGCGTCTCCGGCTTTGATTTTAAGAGAGTTATCCTTACTATTCGTTTGATCTGAGAGGGTGAGATCAAAACTACCTGAAGCACAAAAAAGAGAACGCTTGATATGAACGGATGTCCACCCTCGGTAGATATTTTCTCCTACTTGGAGTGATACATCATTCATAGGCCACCTCAAGTCGTCTTCCATGAGAGCCTGCTTGAATTCGGGGTGGGTAAGTGATTTTATTTCTCTGAATGATCGCACCCAGTTGATCGATATCTCCGGTGGCATCATAGGTAGCAACGATGGCTGGCATGTCGGTGAATAGGGTGTAGTCTCGAAGGGTCGTCGTTTTTTGAGAGGGCTGCAGCGAATGGAAGACAAGGGTTTTGAGCGACTCAAGCGTCTGAAAAATTTCATCATCCTGAGTCCGCTGCTTCAGATCATCCATGCGATGGATCAAAAATTCCCTGGTTTGGATCAGACTCTCTTGACTCTCATAATCTGCTTTTAAGGCAGCAGTGGCGGCTTCACCCACGACAACAGACCCCACTGCAGTTTGAAAGGTTTCATGAAGCTGTGCCCTTTGTTCTTGGGCCTGAACACTCACATGCTCTGAAATGGGAGGAACCGGAGAGGGCAGGCTATCCATCACCATGAGAAGAGTCTCAAGCTGATAGAGTAAAAAGGGATCACAAAGAGAGGTTGCTAAATTTCTCACTGAATCAAAAAGCATCCAAGGTACGTTGGCAGTATTTAAAAAAGTTTTCTTGTATTCAGAGATCGCTGCTGAGAGCTGATTTGCACCATAGGTGAGTTTCATAATGGGGATAAAGGATTTTTCGACTCGATCTGCACCAGAAAGTACACTATCAGATGCATCAAACAGCGAGTCTCCCCATCGTGAGACTAAATCAAACGATGAGGTAATGAATTCCCCACCCAGTGAATTATAAAGTAAAACCCCTCGATCGAGGACTTTACCTGCTAAGCCCACGAGTTGATTGAGAAAGCCTAGAGAGAGAGACGAAGGATCATGAGAAACATCCAAAGCAGGCTGGGATGACTCACAAAAAGTCATAGCAAATGAGACCATTCCACCTGTTATCGTGGTTTCATTCGTTCTGACAGAAAGGCAGTGGGCTGAAAGTTCTTTGAAATAAGGAATGACTAGTTTTCCAGGTCCTGGATCAGAGCAGGCAGCGAGTAATTTTTCTCTCTCGTTTTCAAAATCAGGTCCTAAAACAAAACCATTTAAATAATAGGACTTGATTTGAGCCCCTAAGTCTTCGGTTGAAAACGCTTCACTGTTGGGGTACTCCACCTTTTCAACACGTCTTGCGCTTTCAACAGAAAACTCCTCTAGGTAAAACTTGACTCCTCGAAACGATGCCCTGGATAATCTTTTCTTTCTCATGAGGGTACCTCAAGAAAAGATCTGCCCTGCTTGACATGGAATGAAATACGCCTGTCTTGGTGTGAAATTCGGGTTCCTGCCGGTGTATTGATAAATTCAATGGTGATCTGACCTAAAGGTTCGTTTGACTTTTGTGTTGGGTTTCGAATAGCTTTGAAATATTCACTGACTTCATGGTTTGGACTCACCTTGCTTTCACGATCTGGGTTTTGAATCAGATGATCGATTTCATCAGAGATGCGAGCTGGGCTAGAATTTCTTGTTGGAAAAATATCTTCGTTCTTATTTGTCTCAGGATCGTCACGCTCTGTGGATAGATCAGGGGTAAGCCAGCCTCCTACTGTGCGAAAAGCACCTAAAGCGTCTTTCATGGCTGGGATCAGAATATTGAAGATCGGTTTTTTTTCTAAAATACCGATGGTTTTAGAAATGGACTGAAATAGTTTTTCAACTTGATTCCAATTCTTATAAACTAAATAGCCTAAACCCGCCAATGCAGTCAGTCCTACAATTTCAGGAGCAAGCGCCAAAAAAACACCCAGAAGACTATCAAAGATGCCCACTAATCTCCCACTCGAATAAAGAAGTTTTATGTTTTTACCCAGATTCCATAAGGATTTGCTTAATGTCAGGATGGAGCTAAAATTTTTAATAGAGAAATAGGATAAGAATAGTCCCAGAGCAGTATTGCCTGCTCCAAATGTTCGAACTAAAAAACTCATAGCAGAAAAGATGGGTCTAAAACACGCTGAAACTGTGCTTAAAATATCTTTCAGAGCATCCCATGCTCCAGGTAATTTTTGACTGAACGTCTGAGCCCAGAGTGTGATTTCTTTTCGATTATCTTTCCAGAATTGAGTGAACTGATTGAAAAATTTCTCAAGCCCAGGAGCAAGCTCATTCATGATCGTATCAGACATTCCTGTGAATGCAGCTTTGGCTCGTAATTGTGCATATCTCAGAGCAGTTCCTCTTTTTTTAGCCTCCTCATCTGGAGTAAAACTGATGGCCCTCATTTCAGTGATTCTGGTTTTGAGAGCTTGGGGTCCTGCTCCTAGCATCGCAAGTGCATCGTAAGCTTGTCTGCCAAATACAGGCTTTAAAAGAGCGAGTTTCTTTTGTTGATCCAGATTTGGATTTGAAACTCGTTTTGAAACTTCAAATAAAAGGCTATCCAATCCTTTAAGTTTTTCCCCTTGGGTCAGTGATTTTATCCCAAGATTGTATAGACTTAACGTTTCATTGGGTACCCCCCAGTGAGCGAGCGCCTGCGAGGTGGCTAGTTTGCGTAAAACTTTATGAAACCCTTCGGCTTCCACCCCTGCTGCTTCAGCTGCAAAACCCCACCCACGCATTGCTTCAGAAGACATTCCAAACGCTTT